GACCGACGGATCAGACTGAATTAATTAGTGGAGAGCCGGATACAGGGAGACTTGTAAGTCCGGTTCGGGGGCGAGTGCCCGGAAACCTATCATAGAAATATGACAAGGCGCTGGGTACTTAGCCTACGCGTACACCACCGAAGAAACGGAAAAAGTAGAGGTGTACCGTCTGGCGGAGCAGCTGGGCGGCGACATCGAAGCCTCCATCCGGCAGCTGGCCGAAAGGCGAAGAAACAAGGAATAAATAAAAACAGATTCATCAACCCAAAAAGAAAATGCGTATGAGTATATCAAGAACGAAAATGCTGCAAGTCAGCAAGTGTTTAATCGGGCTGGCGGTCATGATGCTGCAATCCTGCGATGTAGCGGACAACCGCCGCGACCTGCTTTGCGGGAACTGGGAAAGTGTAGAGGGCAAGCCGGACGTGCTTATCTACAAGGAGGGCGAAGCCTATAAGGTGACGGTGTTCAAACGGAGCGGCATCCGCCGCAAGCTGAAGCCGGAAACCTATCTCTTGCAGGAGGAGAACGGCAACCTGTTCATGAACACCGGATTCCGCATCGACGTGTCCTACAACGAGGCGACGGACATCCTGACCTTCTCGCCGAACGGGGACTATGTGCGCGTGAACCCGAAACCGGACCATCCGATAAGCGGACAATAACGATAACCGCTAAAATCCAAAGTAACATGAGAACAAGAATAACACTTATTATCTGCCTGTGCCTGTTTGCAGTCGGCAGGACAAGCGCACAGTGGGCGGTGATAGACCCGTCCAATATCGCGCAGAGCATCGTGAACACCTCCAAGAACATGGTACACACTTCCACGACCGCCCAGAATATGATAAAAAATTTTCAAGAGACGGTGAAGATTTACGAACAGGGCAAGAAGTATTACGACGCACTGAAATCCGTGAACAATCTGGTAAAGGACGCCCGGAAGGTGCAGCAGACCATCCTGATGGTGGGCGACATTACCGACACCTATGTGACCAGCTTCCAGAGGATGATGCGTGACGACAACTTCACGGTGGAGGAACTGGGAGCCATCGCCTTCGGCTACACCAAGCTGTTGGAGGAATCCAACGACGTGCTGACGGAGTTGAAAAACGTGGTGAACATCACCACGCTCTCCATGACGGACAAAGAACGCATGGATGTGGTGGAACGCTGCTACTCCAAGATGAAGCGTTACCGCAACCTCGTGAGCTACTACACCAACAAGAACATCAGCGTGAGCTACCTGCGTGCGAAGAAGAAGAACGACCTCGACCGCATCATGGGGCTGTACGGGAACATGAACGAAAGATACTGGTAGCCTATGAATTTAGACAACCTTCACCAAATTCTGCGCTCGCTCTACGAGCAGATGATGCCGCTATGCGGGGACATGGCGGGCGTGGCGAAAGGCATCGCCGGGCTGGGTGCTCTGTTCTACGTCGCCTACCGGGTGTGGCAGTCGCTGGCGAGAGCCGAACCGATAGACGTGTTCCCCATGCTGCGCCCCTTTGCGATAGGCTTGTGCATCATGTTCTTCCCGACGGTGGTATTAGGCACGATAAACAGTATCATGTCGCCCGTCGTGCAAGGTACGGCGAAGATGCTGGAGACGGAAACGCTGGACATGAACCGATACCGTGAGCAGAAAGACAAACTGGAATACGAGGCGATGATGCGCAACCCCGAAACCGCCTACCTTGTGTCGAACGAGGAGTTTGACAAACAGCTGGAGGAACTGGGCTGGTCGCCCGGCGACATGGTAACGATGGCGGGAATGTACATCGAACGTGGGATGTACAACATGAAGAAAGGCATCCGCGATTTCTTCCGCGAGATACTGGAACTGATGTTCCAAGCCGCCGCCCTCGTGATAGACACCATCCGCACCTTTTTTCTCGTGGTGCTGGCGATACTCGGTCCGATAGCCTTCGCCATATCGGTATGGGACGGCTTTCAAAGTACACTCACACAGTGGATATGCCGCTACATACAGGTTTATCTGTGGCTGCCCGTGTCGGATATGTTCAGTACCATACTGGCGAAGATTCAGGTGCTGATGCTGCAAAGCGACATCGAGCGTATGCAGGCTGACCCGAACTTCTCGCTGGATTCGAGCGACGGTGTGTATATCGTCTTCATGATCATAGGAATCATCGGCTACTTCACCATCCCGACGGTGGCAGGCTGGATTATCCAAGCCGGAGGCATGGGAAGCGACGGTCGCAACGTGAACCAGACGGCAGGACGAGCCGGAAGCATGACGGGCAGCGTGGCGGGTGCAGCCGCAGGCAACATGGTCGGACGTGCCGGAAAACTGCTGAAATAATCAACTGACAATTAAAAACGAATAAAAAACAATGGAATTTAAGTCACTCAAAAACATCGAATCATCGTTCAGGCAGATACGCCTGTTCGGTATCGTCTTCCTCTCGTTGTGCGCCGTGATAACGGTATGGAGCGTGTGGAGTTCCTACCGCTTTGCGGAACGGCAGCGGGAAAAGATTTACGTGCTGGACAACGGCAAGTCGCTGATGCTGGCTCTCTCGCAGGACTTGTCGCAGAATCGTCCGGCGGAGGCAAGGGAACACGTGCGCCGCTTCCACGAGCTGTTCTTCACACTCTCGCCCGAAAAGAGCGCGATAGAGCATAACGTGAAACGCGCCCTGCTATTGGCGGACAAAAGCGTGTACAACTACTATTCGGACTTCGCCGAGAAGGGGTACTACAACCGCATCATCGCCGGGAACATCAACCAGGTGCTGAAGGTGGACAGCGTGGTATGCGACTTCAACGGTTATCCCTACCGTGCCGTGACCTACGCCACACAGAAGATCATCCGGCAAAGCAACGTCACCGAGCGCAGCCTCGTGACCACGTGCCGCCTCTTGAACTCGTCCCGTTCGGACGACAATCCCAACGGTTTCACCATCGAGGGATTCACCATCATCGAGAACAAGGATTTACAAACCATCAAAAGGTAACGGACATGAAGAAAATCAGGAAATCATTTTGGCGTGCGTACTGGAAGTTCCACGACAAAAAGAAAATGCTGGTGGCAAGGCTCAAAGGCTATCTGGACGGTTTGCCCCCGAAGACACGCAAACGCATCGTGCTGGCGATGCTCGCCGCTTTCGCGGTGCTTGCCCTCTACACCTTCGGCAAAGCCGTCTATGACATCGGCAGGAATGACGGCAGCCGGATAGTGACAGACCATGCCGGACAGGTGGAACTGTCCGTAAAACCGGAAAACAATCATAATGTAATACCTTATCTATATGGAACAGACGAAGAATGAACCTAAAAACGAGAACAAGGCGGCTCCCGACAACGGGAAACCGAAGAAGGAGCGCAAGCCGCTGACCGAAGCCCAAAGGCTGAAACGTCAGAAAATGATAGTGCTGCCCGCTATGGTGCTTGTATTCATTGGGGCGATGTGGCTGATATTCGCCCCGTCTTCCGACAAGGAGCAGCAACCGGGAACGGGTGGTTACAACATCGAGATGCCCGACGCGGACAAGGCGAACCGCCAGATCATCGGCGACAAGGCGAAAGCCTACGAGCAAGGAGCGATGGAGGAACGGCAGGAGAACCGCAGCCGCGCCATGCAGGAACTGGGCGATATGTTCGACCGAGAGGTGGCGGAAACGGACGGCGGCAGGGACTTCGACCTTGCCAATCCCGGAAATGCGGAAGATGCAACAGCAACATCATCCGCTCCGAAAACCATCCAATCATCCGCAGCCGCCTACCGCGACCTCAATGCCACGCTCGGCAACTTCTATGAGCAACCGAAGAACGACAATGAGGAAATGGACGAACTGTTGGAGCGCATCGCCTCGCTGGAATCGGAATTGGAAAGCGAGAAGGGCAAGGCGTCCGCTATGGATGACCAAGTGGCACTCATGGAGAAGTCCTACGAACTGGCGGCGAAGTACATGGGCGGGCAGAACGGCACACAGCCACCTGTCGGACAGGCGGCAGAGCCTTACCCTGTGCAGAAAGCCGGAAAGAACACGGCTGCACCTGTCAGGCAGGTAACGCATCAGGTGGTATCCTCGCTCTCACAGCCGATGAGCAACGCCGAGTTTGTCGCCTCCTTCGCGCAGGAGCGTAACCGTAGTTTCAACACGGCGATAGGTGGCACGACCGTATCTGACAAGAACACCATATCGGCGTGCGTCTATGGGGCGCAGAGCGTGACTGACGGACAGGCTGTCAAGCTCCGTCTGTTGGAGCCGATGGCGGTAGCGGACAAAATCATCCCCCGCAATGCGGTGGTGGTAGGCACGGCAAAGATTCAGGGCGAACGGCTTGATATTGAAATTACTTCGCTGGAATATGCTGGTACGATTATCCCGGTAGAGCTGGCGGTGTATGACACGGACGGGCAGCCCGGTATCTTCATTCCCAACTCTATGGAAATGAACGCCGTCAGGGAGGTTGCCGCCAACATGGGCGGCTCACTGGGCAGCAGCATCAATATCTCCACCAACGCAGGGGCGCAGCTCGCCTCCGACTTGGGCAAGGGGCTGATACAAGGCACGAGCCAGTATATCGCCAAGAAGATACGTACCGTCAAGGTACATCTGAAAGCCGGGTACAAGGTCATGCTCTATCAGGACAGGAATTGAAAACAGAAAAAGTAACAACAATCCAATTTTTATTTACCACTAAAATCCAAAGTAATGAGAAAAGTAATCATGATGTTTGCCCTCGCTATGGGCATCGCAACTGCCAACGCGCAGGAGAACGTAACTGTTGGAGAGAACAATGGAAGTGAACAACCGACCTTTGCAAAGGAGGTCTATCCGCAGAAGGAGGCGGACGGCGACCTGTATCACGGGCTGACAAAGAAGCTGACCTTCGACCGCATGGTTCCTCCGCACGGCTTGGAAGTAACCTACGACAAGACCGTTCACGTCATTTTCCCGGCGGAAGTGCGCTATGTCGATTTAGGCTCGCCCGACCTGATTGCGGGTAAAGCCGACGGAGCGGAGAACGTCATCCGCGTGAAGGCTACCGTGAGGAACTTTCCGAACGAAACCAATATGTCCGTGATAACGGAGGACGGGAGTTTCTACACCTTCAACGTGAAGTATGCCTCCGAACCGCTGCTGCTCAACGTGGAGATGTGCGACTTCATCCATGACGGCGAGAAGGTGAACCGCCCGAACAACGCGCAGGAAATCTATCTGAAGGAACTGGGCAGCGAAAGCCCGATGCTGGTACGCCTTATCATGAAGTCCATCCACAAGCAGAACAAGCGCGAGGTGAAGCACATCGGCTGCAAGCGATTCGGCATCCAGTATCTGCTGAAAGGTATCTACACGCATAATGGTTTGCTCTATTTCCACACGGAGATAAAGAACCAGAGCAACGTGCCTTTCGATGTGGATTACATCACATGGAAAATCGTAGACAAGAAGGTGGCGAAGCGTACCGCCGTACAGGAGCAGATCATCCTGCCGCTCCGTGCGCAGAATTACGCCACACTCGTGCCGGGCAAGAAGAGCGAGCGCACGGTGTTCACGATGGCGAAGTTCACTATCCCCGACGACAAGTGCCTCGTGGTGGAACTCAACGAGAAGAACGGGGGTCGTCACCAGTCTTTCGTGATTGAGAACGAGGACTTGGTACGTGCCAATACCATCAACGAACTTCAAGTGCGCTGACCATGAGGAAGTGCCTATTTATGATTATCGCGTCGCTTGCCCTGTGTACGGGGCAGGCGCACGCCCAGCGATGCCTGCCGAAGATGCAGGGCATCGAGGTCAGGGCGAACATGGCGGACGGCTTCAATCCCGGCGGCAACGACGGCGGATACAGCTTCGGGGCGGCTCTTTCCACTTATACCAAAGGCGGGAACAAATGGGTGTTCGGTGGCGAGTACCTGTTGAAGAACAACCCTTACAAGGACGGAAAGATACCCGTGGCGCAGTTCACGGCGGAGGGCGGCTACTACCTCAAGATACTCTCCGATTCCCGTAAAATCGTGTTCGTCTATGCAGGAGCTTCGGCTCTTGCCGGATATGAATCGGTGAACTGGGGCGAAAAGGTACTGCATGACGGCTCCACGCTCCATGACCGGGACGCCTTCATCTACGGCGGTGCGCTGACGCTCGATGTGGAGTTTTACGTGGCAGACCGTATCGCTCTGCTCGCCAACCTCCGGGAGCGTTGCCTGTGGGGTGGCGACACGAGGAAGTTTCATACGCAGTGGGGCGTGGGCATCAAGTTCATCATTAACTGACGCACCGCATGGAACGGATGGAAATCGACGCCATGAGGCAGATACCCCTTGCAGACTTCCTCGCACGGCTGGGAAATGAGCCTGTCCGAAGAAGCGGCAACGAGTTGTGGTATCGTGCGCCATACCGCAATGAGCGCACGCCATCTTTCCGTGTGAACGTGGCAAAACAGCTCTGGTACGACTTCGGACTGGACAAAGGTGGCGACATATTCACGCTTGCGGGGGAGTTTATCGGAAGCAACGACTTCATGGAGCAAGTGAAATTCATAGCGGAAACCGCCAATATACCTATGCCTGTTCCCGAAGTGAGCAGACCGACTTTCCTGCCTAAACCTTCCGAACCGGTCTTTGAGGGAGTGGAAGCCGCCCCGCTGTTTCGTTCCCCACTAACGGGCTATCTGGCGGAACGGGGCATTCCTTACGGCATTGCATCCCGGTATTGCTGCCGACTGAATTACGGTGTGCGTGGCAAGCGATATTTCGCCGTCGGTTTTCCGAATATGGCGGGCGGTTTTGAAATCCGCAGCCGCTTCTTCAAGGGATGCGTACCTCTGAAGGATGTGTCGCTGGTCAAGGCGGAAGGCTCTCCGGCTGACGTGTGCAGCGTCTTTGAGGGCTTCATGGACTTTCTTTCCGCCGTCACGCTCGGATTGGAAACGGGCGACTGCCTTGTGCTGAACTCCGTCGCCAATGTGGAAAAGGCGATGAAGTATCTGGACGGTTACGGGTGCATAGACTGTTACCTCGACCGTGACGAAGCCGGACGGCGGACATTAGAAACGCTGAAAGAACGTTATGGCGGACGTGTCTGCGATCGTTCCGCTCTCTATGACGGTTGCAAGGACTTGAACGAGTATCTGCAACTGGCAACGAAAAAAGAATAATAACTTAAAAATCAAAAGACAATGAACATACTGAACAACAAGAACAAGAGAACATCAATCTTCAAGGCGTTGGCACTCTGCCTGTTCGCCGCCGTGTCGCTCACGCTTATTTCGTGTGACGACGATATGGACATCCAGCAATCCTATCCTTTCACGGTGGAAACTATGCCTGTGCCGAACAAAGTGACGAAGGGACAGACGGTTGAAATACGCTGTGAGCTGAAAAAGACGGGCGACTTCGCCAATACCCTCTATACTATCCGGTATTTCCAGTTTGAGGGAGAAGGAACGCTGAAAATGGACAACGGTATCACGTTCCTGCCCAATGACCGCTACCTGCTCGAAAACGAGAAGTTCCGGCTGTACTACACGGCGGATGGTGAGGAGGCGCACAACTTCATTGTAGTGGTGGAGGACAATTTCAGCAACTCCTACGAATTGAAATTTGACTTCAACAACCGAAACGTGAAGGATGACGGGGCTATCTCTGTTGTCCCCGTCGGAAATTTCAAGCCCCTTACACGATGATGCGTGTATTCATAACTATCCTTTGTTCGCTTCTGGCGGTCTGTTCCGTGTCCGCACGGGACAGCCGTCATGAGGGAACGGACGGACAGGCTGCTATCTACCGGCTGTCCCCATTCGAGAGGGCGGTACGATGCACGAAATATTTTGAAGGCTGGCACTCGGAGAAACACCACCCGTATGTAGGGTATGGGCATAAGTTGTTACCGGGTGAAAGGTATTCGGCACGTACCATGACGAAGCGGCAGGCGGACGCGCTTCTGCGAAAAGACCTGCGGAAATTCTGCGCGATGTTCCGGCAGTTCGGGAAAGATTCGCTCCTGCTTGCCACGCTCGCCTACAATGTCGGTCCATACCGTCTTTTGGGGAGCGGGAAGATACCCAAAAGCAAGCTGATCCGAAAGCTGGAGGCTGGCGACAGAAGCATTTATCGGGAGTATATCGCCTTCTGCAACTACAAGGGGAAACGGCACGCCATGCTGCTCAAACGGAGAAAGGCGGAGTTTGCGCTGCTCTATATTCCGTAATCAAGCACGTTCCTTGCATTTTCATACAAGGAACGTGCATTCATTCTTTTTTAATTTGGCTATTCGCTTAAAAATGACTACCTTCGCAAACCAATTAAATATCATTATCAATAAATGAATAGAGGCTCTGAATGGCGAATTTGGGATTTACATGTTCATACTCCATTTTCGCTTGAACATAACTACAAATGCAATCCCGGAGAAGATGTTTGGGATAAATATATTGATGCCTTAGAACACCTTCCTACTGATATAAAAGTTTTGGGAATTAATGACTATCTTTTTATTGATGGTTATCGTAAAGTACTTGAGTATAGAGAACAAGGCAGATTGCAAAATATTGAATTAGTTTTACCGGTTGTTGAATTTAGGTTGGCAAAATTTTGTGGTAATGAAAAATTCAAAAGAATAAATTATCATATTATCTTCTCTAATGAATTAACTCCAGATCAGATTCAACAGCAATTTCTTAATGCCCTTACCGCACATTATACTTTAAGTCCTGATTGTAATCAGCAATGGGGTGGCGTTGTCACAAAAGAAAGTTTAGAAGAATTAGGTAATAAGATAATAAATTCAGTACCAGAAGAAAAAAGGAGTCAGTATTCATCACCTTTAAAAGAGGGATTCAATAACTTGAATCTTGAACTTTCAGTAATAATGAATCCGTTAAATAATGCTAATCATATATTTGATGGTAAGTTTATTACAGCGATAGGTAAAACGGAATGGGATGATTTTAAATGGGATGATAATTCTATTGCCGAGAAAAAAAGTATAATTAATGGTGCTGATGTCGTTTTTACGGCGGCACAGGACATTGATAAATACAACAAATCCAAGAAAAAATTGCATGAACAAAAGGTTAATGAATTATTATTGGATTGTAGCGATGCACACTGTTTCTCTGATAATATTGCAATTAAAGATAGATTAGGAAATTGCAAGACATGGATAAAAGCAGATACAACATTTGAAGGTTTAAAACAGATATTGTTTGAGCCGGAAGATCGAGTTCGTGTTCAATCAACAAAGCCTGATGAAAAAAACATATATCAAGTTATTGATAGTGTAACTTTAGATGAAGAAGGTTTTTGGCATGGGACAATCCTTCTTAATCCGAATTTAAACACCATCGTAGGAGGACGTTCTACCGGTAAATCTTCTTTACTTAAAGCTATTGCTGCAAAACATGGGAATAAAGAAGTTGATAAAGATGATTTCATAAGACAACATTTGGATGGTATTACTATTCGTTGGCAAGATGGGAATGATCAACTTGGTCGAGAGATTGAATATTTCCGTCAGAGCTATATGCATGATATTGCATTCGATTCCGATAAGACAAATAAAATTGTGGAGAATATAATACAATCTAAAGACGAAACGGGTGTATTAAGGAAGTATTATGAACATTTGACGGATTTATCTAAGGCTATTTCAGAAGGAGTATTTTCAGTTTTCCAAATGCAGAAAGAAATAAACTCTTTAAAAAAGTCTTTATCTGAAAAAGGAAAAAGGGAAGGTGTCAATCAACAATTAAGTTTATTAAAAGCAAAAGTTGCTGATTTGCAAAAAGGTGCAGAATTAACTCCCGAAGAAAGATTGGCATTAGATGCATCAATAAAACAAGTTCAAGAGAAGAAAAAATTGATTGCATATGCAGAACAAGATTTATTAATATTTGAAAAAATACTAATATCCACTCCATTTGATGCTTCGTATGAGGAAAAATGTCAATTTGGGGGTATGCAGTTCGGCTTAAATCAATCTGAAACATATAGATTATTTAATGAACTGAGAATCAAGACTGAAACAGAATGGAATAAAATAATCACCCAGCTTAAAAATAATACAATAAAAGCGAAAGAACAATTATCATCTGAAATACAAACTATCATAAGCTCAGAAATTTATAAAAAAGGAATCCGCATATTTGAGGAAAATAAAGAACTCAAAGATTTAAATACTAAAATCCAAGAAGAAGAAAAGACTCTTGCTGCTATTGATATGATGCAGAGTAAAATTGATAAAATTTTACAACAACAAAACAACTCAATTTTACAAATAATCAATGCTCATTGTTCTTTTAAGAAAAGTGCAAACCAAGTTTCAGAACAACTGTCAATTTCGTATGACGGTCTTGATATTCATATAGATATTAATTTCCATAAAAAGGATTTACAGGATTTTTTGGAAACCAGGCTTAATCAAAGAGGGTATGAACGACAAGGATATTTGCAAGAGTTGCTAAATAATTATGATGATAATAATGAAAGCAATAGCAACGCCTTTTTGAAAGACTTGCTAACAGGTGATGTTCTGTTAAAGAATGGATATGATGCACAAAATGTTGCTGTAGAATTTTTATCACGGAACTGGTATAGCCTTAATTATGGCATAACGTATCAGGCTGATACTTTCGCCAATATGTCAGAAGGGAAGCAAGCTTTTGTTATTTTGAAATTACTTTTAGATTTTAGCGACAAAAGATGTCCGATACTTATAGATCAACCTGAAGATAGTTTAGACAATCGTGCCATATATAACGAATTGGTAGCATATATTAAACGCAAAAAACGAGAGCGTCAGATAATATTGGTAACACACAATTCAAATGTTGTAGTTAGTGCAGATGCAGAGAATGTAATTGTTGCCAATCAAAATGGTACTGATTCCCCAAATTGGGGCGGTTTTAAATTTCAATATATTCATGGAGCATTAGAGAACACTAAATGCAAAGATAAAACAGATTCACAAATATTATCTTCTCAAGGAATACGAGAACATATTTGTGATATTTTGGAAGGTGGACGCGAAGCCTTTAAAAAGCGTGAACAAAAATACGGATTTAGGAGGTGAGTGCAATCAAGATATATGTATACTCTTCCATATAAACTCCGATGAAGTTGCGGCTTCATCGGAGTTTCCGTTTTCATACATTCGAGATTATTCTTTGCCAACGCCATTTCTGCAATATTCTATAATACCGGGTGAAAATCCCATGTCACCGATTGCGATATGCTGGATATACTCCACATATTCCTGACCTTGAAAATTACTGCTCGTGAGGTTTCTGAAAATCATTTTCATGCCTATTCCGTCATCACTATACAAGATGATTTCTCCGTTCTGTCTGATTGCTTCCATGATAAAAAATTGTTTTTGTGAATACTATCGAAGATTGGGACAAAGGTTTCTTTGCTACTTTCTTTGTCCGCCATCATGCTCACTGAAAGAAAGTAGGCGGCTTTCGCCGCCCCTCGCTCAAAAACGGGTGTAAAGCCCCGTCACCATCGTGAACATTTCCTCCAGCATATCGCAATATATCCCCTCGTGCGATTCAATGTCCTTCGTCTTACACTCGAATGTCTTTTTGCTGAACGTCCTGCGGTAGAAACGCATATTGTAGAGGTCTGCCCCTGCATCATAGATGATGTCAAGACGGTTGGCACTCGTCTTGTTCCTCGCAAGGCTCATGCGTAAGCCGTTGCCCATGTCTATGAAGTCTTTGCTTCCCGTCATGGCGGCAAAGCGTCTGCCACCTATCTGTTCCAAAATTGTCTTTGCTATCATATTCATTCTTCTTTGGGTGTTATGTTTAGGCGGTGCGGACACCGCCTAAACGCTCAATATTCTGTTTTCTCGGCTATTGGTGTGTTCCGTTCCAACCATGTTTTCACACACTCCATATTGTACTCGCTCGTTATGACTGCCGTATGGCTGTCAATGGCGGTAAACCGACTGCTCTCATAGTCCTCTACCCATCCTTTAAGCGTATCCACTCCCCACGCTTCGGCATCGTCAAAGATGCCGTCCAATTCCGCGATAGGTTTGCTGAACTTTACTATCAGCGTTTGGTAGCCTGCTGCGTTCATTGCTTGCCCTCCTTTCCTTCCTTTGCCGTCAGCCACTTGTCCCGTGTGGCTCGGCACTCCTCCAACGTGGGTTTGACACAAGAGAACAATTCTCCGTCCGTGTGGCGGTAGTCGTACTGCACAAGTGTCCGCTTGCGCCTGCCGATACCCGTTTGGAATTTCTCGTACTTCTCCGTACCTGCCTCTGTGCAGGTGCTTACTCCGTTGATGGTCATTCGTGTACTCATAATCGTTGTTTTTAGAAGGTTAGAAATGTACTGACAACACTCTGTTTTGCATCACCATTTCGGGGTTACTCGTGTAACGTTGGTGCAGGTAGAAATGGTGTGAGCCGAAGCCGTAATGAAAATACTTGTCAAGTTCGTTCTTTTCGGCGAAGTCCTTTACACTTGCCCTTAACTGCTCCTCACTCTGACAAAAAGTGAGGAGGTTCATAAACTCAAGGAATATCGTGGGGATTTTATCGTCCCACAAGCAAACCATGCTTTCAAATCTTACTTCCATATTATTCTGTATTATAGGTTGATATTATGCTGCGTTCATACGCTGACGGATAAGTTCGGTATTGTCCTCCACAAGCCGGATGATGCGGTCGTGGTACTCGGTATTGGAATTGCATACCCCTCTGCTCTGTACCACTTTCAGCGTTTTCAGTGACACTTCTATCGTTTCAATCCGTTTGCCGTCAATGGTGGCGGATAGGATAAGGGAGTTTGCCTTGTTGTGATAACCGCCCACACAATGGTGCATTATCCGTCCTTCCTCCACCATTTCCTCCACGCTCTCTATGACCTTGATGCAGATAAGGCTGTCGGAGAACACAAGTCCGAAGAAGATGCCTTTGGCTTTCAGATAGTTCTTCTCGTCCTCAATTGCCTTTTGCCGTTGCTGTTCCGTCCGCTCACGCTCCCTTTGCAGGTTGCGTTTTCTCACCAACTTGTCGTGTTCCGCTTTGAGGTCGGCAGGGCAGACGTATTTCGGGCTGTTCGTGTCCTTACCCAAATGACGCAGGAGGTCTATGGTGTCGCACCATACGGAGCCGTCCGAAATGGTGTAGCCGTTACGGATGCAAATCTTGACGGATGCCCAATATCGCCCCATATCAAAGGAACTACGGATATAGTGGCGCAACATGGCGTATTGCCCTGCTTTCAAGAGTGTTTCGGCTCGGCTGTCAGAAAGGATAGCCGTGAAAAGTTCATACGGCAGTGTGTTGTGATAGTCCCCGTTGAAGCCGTTGCGTTTCAATTCGGGGATGAAACGCTGTCGGGGATAGGTACACATAGGTGCTATATCGTATGCGTGAAGTCTGTTGTTCTTGCGTACCTCCATGTCGCTGTATTCAGACCATTGGTCGTAATACAACATTGACATACCACGCAGTCGGGCAACGGTCGTTGTCTTTCCATCGGGTGAAATCCACCTCTGCACCACTTCATAAATGGAATACTCGGCTGCTTGCCCTGCCTTGTATCGGGACTTGACGAAGAAGAAGCGTATCACTTGGTATTGCTTGCTGGTGGTGACGATGGAGAAGTACTCATTCTCGCTGAGAACGCTCTTTCGGGTGCGCAACGCTTCCAACTGCATACCGCAATGGGGGCAGGTACATCCGCAAAGGGTGTCCGCAAGGTCGTGGTCGCTCTTCCACGAATGTCCGCACTCAGTGCAGATGTTCGTGCCGTCCGCTCTCTTGATTGCGTAATGCTTGAAGCAATGAAGGAAAGCGTATGCCTTTTGCGTGGCGGTCAATCTCGGTAGTCGCTTGCTCAGATGTGCGACTTCCTGCTGTATGCGTGTTCTCGGTTTCATAAGCCTAAATCAAATAATGAGGGTTGTTGTACTTCTTGGGTGGTCGCTTTGGTGGCGGTTCTCGGCTTGTTGCGGTTCTGCAACTTGCGGACTTCCTCGTCTTGGTATTGTCGGATAGCGTTCTGCCGTGCCTCCGCCTTTTCCTCTGCGGTGAGTTCCACCACATGGTTCACGGCTATCTGACACTGGATAGGCTTGCCCACCTCTATCTCGTTCTCGTCATAGTAGTGTACGGCTTGTCCGTATATCTCCCCGTCCGTGAAGCCGTTGCAACCGCTTTTCTGCACATAGTTCAGAATGTAGGTCACGCAATCGTCTATGTTTTTGGCAGGGTTGCGGTAGTTCTTGGCAAAGAGCACATCTTCCGCTGCACGTTGCTCCAAATACATCTGTATCGTTCTCTTGAAATGGTCTGTCGTTTTCATATCGCTATCGGTAAGATTAAAGGGTGAATAACCAAAGGATGAAGCCGAAGAAGGCGATAGTGGAAAAGATTGCCACGATTATGCCTATCGCCACTCGGAACATTCCGTTTACTATCTCTCTGACGATACCCCAAAGGATGCCGAACACCCAAAGGGCGGTGCGCATGATTAGGGCGCATATCGCAAGCCCTATGTATTGCGCCACTTGTCTGAAGTCTGCCGTTGCTGTCATATCTTTGCTGTTTTTGATTTTTTGTTTTTAATGCGGATTCAAGAGCTGAGGGAGTTGAGTTTCAAACTATCTTATCTGCCTCTCGTTTATCCGACATTTTTTTTAATGCGTCTTTCTGTCGCATCGGTCGTTTTCGTTTCGGGTGCTTAAAAAGGTAGGGATTAGGGAATGCAAGGTTTTTCGGGGAAAATACTACCCGCAGGGCTGGAGATTTTTCCCGAAAACAGGAGGCTTGACCTTGCTTTCCCGTCAAATCCCGGAGTTACCTTTGCGCCCAGAACGGAAATGACTGCCTGATGCGACCCACTGAAAGGCGCGAAAATGGAGGTAAACGGAAGTAGAGGCAGATTAGACAGAAAACTTCAAAAGAGAAATCCGTGAAAACTGGAAGCCCCCAACAAAAAAAGAACATAGCCGGTAGCGTGAAACCGGGCAAACCATCTGCAAGGAAGTATGGTTTTATCTGTCTGGCCAGACGTGTCGGGGCGGGCAGATAAAATCATTCTTCCCGGTTTGCCTGCTGTGGGTGACGGCTTGTTCCATTTATGGACAAGCGGTCATACACGGCTTTCCGCTTCCGGCTCAAAAGAACAGCGAAAAAGAAAAATCATCTGAAAAGCCGTAAAAGCACCTCTCTGGCATAAGCACAAAAGAAATGGGTCTTGCCTCATCAGTCTAAACTGTTGCTTAGGCGTGAGGCAAAGCCCTTTTCTCCGCTTATGCAGTAGTCGGCACACGTTCGTTCAAAATCCTTTTGGGCGATGGTGTGCCGACGAATAAAACCGCTTTTACGAAAAAACTTGTATGAGATAGAAAAAAATCAGGGAGATTCATATCAAAATCTCCCGTTTTATTGTTACTTTTGCATACGAAGAGTTCTTTGAAGGTTACGCAACGCGCAGAAGAATAATGCAGCAGATAACTAACCAAATCGTAACCTATTACTATCATGAGCGATTAACATACGCTCATTTCCAATAAAATACACTCTTTTCGTAACTTCCGGAGTCAAAATTACGAAATTTTGTACTGTTTAAATTTTGCAAATAAGACAAAAAATATCTCAAATACGACAAAATACGCGCTTTTAATATTTTAACATATAAACAGCTACATAGTCGCTTCCGTAAATACGACAGATACGTCCGAATAGGTTGTATTCGTTCGCAGTTCGACCGGTAGTTCCATGAGTTGCGACACTTTCAGTGCAATCGCTCGGCTCATATAAATATCATCGTGCTTACCCTCGACAGCCCCATAGCTACCGTCGGGCTTTAACTCATACCACTCGATTTCATCCAACGCCCGCTTGTCGCGTTCGATATAAAGGATTTCGCGCAGGCGTTTGGTCATCTGCGTAACAAGGTCTGTTTTACTGGCAGCGTTCGTGTGGAACCCGTAACGCTTCGGTCGTCCCTCGCGGATCTGTACGGGGTCTGTCCGCGAGAACAGATTATCATAGTGTTCTTTTATCGTGTCGAGAATCGTCAGCGTATGGTCTCCCTCCTGTCCTTTGGGGTCGAGGCTGTTCGCTTCGACGGCCAGCAGTGCATGACAGAACCACTCGGCGACCTGCACGGCCCGCCACACCGTCAAATCTTGGTCGAGGTGAAAACGATAGGTGGCGATACACTCCTCCACACCGCCGTCGATCATCGCCGCGCGGTCGATTACCGAAATCACGCTGTAATCGGCATTGGGGTTACGGCCGCCGATGTCGAGTGCCACCACATAACGATCGGCGATGCGGCGTGAGGTGTCGGGTAATTTCCATACGTAGAAATCACCTGTCGGCGTGGGCACGAAACGAATGTTTTGCAGCACTTCGGGGCCACACGTCGCATCGGCCACCAGCTCGCCGACATAGAGCGGCTCGCGGGTATATGGCCGGAGTTGCCGAACGTAGAGCGGATCGTGCGCGGGGCGCCCGGTGGTCTGGAACGCTTCTTCGGCTGTTGAGGGAAACTCGCTGCACATCTGCCAATCGGTCGAATACTCGCGTCGCTTCTCCCTGTACCAATTCAATCCTTCCAGCGTTGCGCCGGCATGGAATCGCGCCAGCTCGTCGCGTGTCATGGAGTGCACGAACTCCGTCTTTTGCCGCTAGCTGACGAACGGCTTATAATATATGTCTATCTCGTACCATGCCACGAATAACGGCGTATAGGCCGATCGTCCGTCCACCGCCTCGCACCATGTATCGTGGAAAAAGTTGCCGATTCCTTTGGCCGTCGATTCCAGCACGACGACCGTGAACGGCTCGCGCGGCACGGAGCCGAGAATCGTCTGTATCACATCTTCCGGTTTGCGTTCCTTCGTTTTTTTCCACAAACCGACTTCTGACAAATGAGCCATCTTCATATCACCCGAACGGAGGCTGTCAGGCTTCTGCATGGAGCCGATCGAGACGACACAATCCCGATCGACGAGCATTTTATTTTTACTCGAACCTTCGAAATTACAGAATTGAACGGAACATATTTCGACCGGATGCCGCCGGGCCATGCGCGAATACATCGCACGGATCGTCCGCGCCTGATCCTCCACGTCGGCCACGATCACGCTGTTCCATCCCGAACGGTGGAACAGTTGTATCCATGCCATGAACATCTGCACGACCGTACTGCCGCCCCATTGCCGGGCTTTGAGCAGCACGATGCGCACGGGCTTTCCCGTGAACAGGTCGCAAAGAAGGATACGCACTAATTTAAGCTGCGCCCGCCGCAGCTTGAACGGCACGAGGCGCCCCGACGTCTTATCGAAAATCTTGACGCACGAAATACACCAAAACTCGAAATCGTACACGGCACGCAGCCGGTGGACGGTTCCGTACATCGTGCCGAGGTCGATGCCTTCTGCGGTGGCATAACATCCGACCCCGCCGGCAGCAATAATAGCGGCGACGGTCGGTGTCGCAGCCATATAAGCAGGGATAAGTACATAACTGTCCGGTGTGAAATAGAGCCGGACACGTTCGATGGGCGACCCTTCGCCGGTGAGAGGATTGTACGGGGCGAAAAGTCGCTTTACCCGAATTTCATTCTGCGCCAGTATTGCCCGGACATCAGATGCGTCCGTTGATGATGCGCCGGACATAATTCGGACTTAACCCGATCACGGGGTCTTTGCATATCATATCCACGAAATAAGTCTTGGACAGATATTTCAGCCGTTCGGGATTCTCGGCCCGTTCACGTGCGAGCATCTCTTCGTAACGGCGGCGTATTTCGTTGTGTCTCTTCAAAATCTTTTCGGGAACCTCGTCCCGCACCCGTTTTCCTTTGCTCATAGTGATATGTTTTCTGCGTTCATCGCAATAATAGTGATAATTATAACTTCTTGAAAATTAACAAACAACATACTTTTACAGCAGAATATATCACGCACAAAATCAATCGGTAAAAATGCAGGAAGAAAACACCGTTCAAGAACAGGAACAAACGCCGCACGTCTCGCGTGTGCGCGAATACATGACGGCCAAATTCCCTGACCGGGAATTCGGCGACGACGACGAACTGGAACAGGCACTCTACGACTACCTCACACAAAGCGACAAAAAGATCGCAGGCCACGAGGCGGCCAACAAGACAATTATGGAGGTCGTACAAGCCTATCCCGAATTTGCGCAGATCATCGAAGATGTGGCCAACGGAATCCCCGTACAGGTCGCTATCGCCCGGCAGTTCGATTCATCGGAGTTGGCCGTGCCGGAGGGAGAGCCGGACTACGAAGCCTACAAACAAGCCGCCGAGGAACGCACCAAACGTCTCGCGGACATGAAAGCCCGTGTCGAAACCCGCGAAAAGAATATGGCCCGAAGCAAAACGGATGTCGATGCGTTCTTCGCCGAACAAGGATTGAGCGAAGAAGAACAGCAGCGATTCGTCGCATGGGTGGACAACGAAATCCTCGCCAACCTGCTCGACGGCAAGGTGAACAAAGAAATCCTTACGAAACTCTATCAAGGATGGGTGTACGATACGGCTGTCGCCGAGGCCCGCGAGACAGGTAAGGTCGAAGGACGCAACGAACAAATCGAGACCCGCCGTGTACGAGCGCAAAAGACCGACGGACTGCCGGCAGACGGCGGCGGCGTTGAGGCAACATCTGCCTCCGAAACGGACAAAGATATAATCGACGAGGTGATAACCCGCCGCAACAAACGAAGATTCTAATCAATTACCGACAATATGAAAAACAACAAATTTCTCTACGGCCTGTTCGCCGTCTGCGCATGTGCTGTAAGTGCGTATCTGTTTCATGAACTCCTCGCATGGTTCGCGCCGGACGATCTGGGCGGGGTTCTCGTGGCTGCCGGCAGCGCAGCGGCGACCGCCGAGCAGACGATGAGAGGCACGGTTCTGACCACCAAGCCGCCGAAAGAGGACGGGACGGCTGAGGAACAGGACATCAACCGCCCGACGATTTCCAAGAAGATCACAAAGATCAACCCGTCGCTGTTTCCGATGGATACAATCCTGCGGGAAATCGAGACCGTCCCGTGTAAATCGGTCGAATATCAGTATTACAGCGTGCGCGGACGCGGTGTGCAAAGTAAGATCAAAACGGCCTACGCCGTCTCCGGCGAAGCGAGCGGAGCGAAGCAAATCACCGTAACGAACGCGCACATCTTCTCGGTGGACGGCAACGTGCTGTTTCCGACCTTCGAGGTCGATAACGACACGAAGGTCGCCTCTCCCGTCGCATCGGGCGGCATCTCGCTCAATCCGCTCATCTGCCACATCGTCGCCACAGACGCTATCAGCCAAGACAAAATCACGATTTTCCCGCTCAACGCGGCAACGCTGCCCGCGCTGCCGGCCGATACGCCGCTCTATCGTCTCGGCGTCGCCAAGCACGAAAACGCGGGTATGTCCGAAGACCCCAGCCAGATGCCGTACAGCGACAGCAACTACTGCCAAATCCACATGACGACCGTATCGGAAGGTCTCTACCAGAAACTCACCGAGAAAGACGTACAGTTCGGGCTGCTCGACATGAAGGAACAGGCGCTTCTGGATTTCCGCATGACCAACGAGGCCGATGCGCTGTTCGGAGTGAAGCAGCAGATCGTCGATCCCATTTCCCGAAAGGTGAAATACATGAGCGACGGGATGCTCCGCAAGATCGACAAACGCCTCGACATGGGGGCCGAGAGCAAGATCACCAACGACCTTATCTACGGCTGGGCCTCGGACATCTTCTGCGGCAACAACGGCAGCGAACGCCGCGTCATGTTCTATGGCAAAGACTTCGGCCGCCAGATCGCGGGGGCCTCTACCGTCGTCAAACAGCTCGAAGCCGGTAATACCGAGGTCGTGTTCGGTATCACATTCCACCGTATCGCCACGCCCGATGGAGAGCTGCTGATGAAGCCCCACGACCTGCTGAACGAATACGGATACAGCAAGGCCGCGATCGTGATCGACCCTGCGAATATCTATCGTGCCGAGCGCAAACCGCTGGAAGCGACGGAACTCGAACGCGATAAGGTCGGACTTTCCCGCTCGACGGACGTGCGAATCGACGAAAGCCATACGCTCGCAGTTCTCAACCCCGATACCCATGCGGTTATCACGGTAAAATAAACACACCGTAGCAGATGTACGACCTCTGCTGCCTAAACAGACCTACGACATGGCTACATTCTATGTACTCAACAACAAGAAATACCGCACGTCCGTCCGCCTTCGGGACGGACGTATGGAAGCGATCCGTTTCGAGCCGGAGGTTTATTTCGGCGGCATTGGCGAGAGTACCTATACCACCTCCGACCCGGAGGTTATCGAAGCTCTCAAAAAACATTATGCCTACGGAACTACTTTCTGGGAAAAGGAGCCGACCGCAGAGGCCGACACTTCGGCACCGAACGACATACCCGTCGATTTGGAAGCGCTACTGCCCGACCCTGACAACGCGATTCGGGAGGAAACCATAACGTCGGTGGCATCCGCCCGGGCATGGCTGCAAGCCAATCTCGATTACGTCGTTCCGGCAGGCATGAAGAAGGACGACATCAAAATCGAAGCGGCGAAACGAAACGTACTGTTCATCCAATGGTAGGAATGCGCAAATACATCATCACAAAGGCACTGCGGTGCATCGACGAGGTTTACCCCGACGATAACGATGCCAACGGGCCGCACTTTCCGTTGGAGGAGTTCATCGACGAAGCGGGCAGGCGGGTGTTGCTGGCTGCTCCGCTGCACGTAATCCCGAATCGGGCTGCTCTTACGGAGTGCGTGTTGAGGCCGCACACCGACGGAAGCGGCGAAATCGACCTGCCGGACGATTTTCTCAAACTCGCACGCTTGCGTATGGAGGGCTGGCAGCGTCCGGTGCTGGCGGCGATTCCGGAAGAACATCCCGCCGCCCGACGTCAGTATCACCCCGTAACGCGGGGCGGTACGGCAAAACCCGTCGTACTGCTTACACACGGTGGGACACGGCTCCGGTATTTCAGCGTAACAGAGGCACAGCACCGCATCGCCGAAGGTGAATACATCGCTTACACGAGCCTCGACGACACCTACCCCGAACGGCTCGCAGAGACTACGGCATGGATGCTCGGAGCATTGGTATTAGGCGTGGCCAACGATGCAAACGGAGCGAAAACGGCCGAGGCACGCGCAATGGAAATACTCTCTGCATTATGAAATTCGACGTGAAGATAGACTGCATGGCGCTGTTCAACGAGTGCATGGATCAAACGCTCATCGACTACCGCAACCGCACGACAGAAACCGGACAATCCATCGCGGCGACGCATACGCTCGACCGGTCGCTGCTCGATACGTTCTACGTCAATCTTCACAGCGTGTCCAAGGCCCTCCGTACAGCCCTCCGAAAACAGGTCTGCGAGGTGCTGTTCATCCCCGACCTGTTGCAATATCGGGTGTACCTCGACCCCGGCATACCACCGGAGAGTATCGCAGTTGAGGTAAAAGACGCGCTGAAATACGGGATGCTCTGCTGGTGGTACGGCGGGCGGGACATTCCGCTGTTCCAACTTTACCGCTCCTTATACGAAACCACAGTAGAAAGGCTGCGCGACCAGATACGCAGTACCCATACCGAAAGACCTTACCGCATATTATGATTACGCGCGAAAACAAACTCTTCCGGCTGTCATGGCTCAAATCCAACCTTTTCCGTGCTACGAGTACGGAGACGGCCTACAACGCCCGCATGTTAGAAAACGAGACAGGGCAAGATATGTTCGACCGATACGCCATGACGATCGACGAGCGCCCCTTCTTCGACGAGCACATCGCGCAAGCGTTGCTCGCCCTGTTGCATCATTTCCGACGCATTGTACCGGACTGCCAGCCGATAACGACCGAGGGCGACGCATGCGGCCTTACGTTCGCAGCCCGCGTAAGCCGCGACGAAGATGAATTTTACAGCCACGCAGAGCTGCAAGGCGTCGAACGGAGCGCCACCGAAATATTGCGCTACTATATACTCGCCGAATGGTATTTGTCGATTCGCGCCAATGATCTGTGGACTGCCTATACACAAAAACTCACCGCAGCCGTCGCCACGCTGTCGTCCTACCTGTTCCGGTTTTACCGTCCCGTATTACGACGCGCCCATCGGGTATCTCCGAGCCCCGAAGAATATTCGCAGCACGGAGAAATACAAATCATTGACGCAGGTTTGGTTTGACCAATGGAAAAACGACTTATACATGGTTCATTATTCAGCGGCATAGGAGGGTTTGATTTAGCCGCAGAATGGGCAGGAATGGTAAATGCCTTCAACTGCGAAATCGACCCGTTCTGCCGTCGTGTATTAAAGTATCATTTCCCAAATGCGGAGCAATATGAAGACATTCAAAAAGCGGATTTCAGTAAGTGGACAGATCGCATCGACGTCCTTACCGGTGGATTCCCCTGTCAGCCGTTCTCGCTCGCAGGAAAACGCAAAGGGACAGAAGACGACCGCTATCTATGGCCCGCAATGCTCGACATTATTCGAATTGTTCGACCCCGCTGGATCGTGGCAGAGAACGTTCTCGGAATTGTTAATTGGTCGAAAGGATTGGTATTCGACACGGTGTGCTCTGACTTGGAAACGAACGGCTACGAAATACAACCGTTCATTATTCCGGCTTGCGGTGTCGGTGCTCCCCACCGCAGAGACCGAATATGGTTTATTGCCCACCGTACAGACACAAGGCTTGAAGCATTGCGAGAACGGTCGAACGAAGTTCATGCAAACAGACTTGCTTCCGACTCCCCATGCCTCGGACGCATCACGCGGAGGTCAAAAAGTAACCGGACTATACAAGAGGAAAAAATCGGGTCTAACATATATGTCCCTATTGAACGATCTGGCAGTAAGCGGACTTTTACCAACCCCAACAGCGAACGATGCTGTCAATTCGTCGATTCCACCTTCGCAAATCGACAGGGGCAGTCTTGTCGGAACTCTTATGCGGGGGATGCTTCCGACACCAAAGGCAAACGATTTCCGGAGCGGAATGGCCAACCGAGTAGGGACGGTTCATACTCAACAGCTCAACGACACAATTGCATACCGGACTGGAAAAACTTCCCGGCTCAATCCCCTGTTTGTGGAAGAAATGATGGGCTTTCCGACTTGTTGGATCCTGCTGCCGTTTTTGCAAAATCCGTCATTGACCGACACCGAAACCCCGTTCCCAGATGGCGCATAGAAGCTATTAAATGCTACGGCAATGCTATCGTCCCGCAGGTAGCTTATCGAGTACTGCATACGATCCGAAACTATATAAATGCTCAACTACAATAATATATGCAACTAAATATTATCCACAATACGGACGCTTTGAACGGACTGAAATTGCTTCCCAATGAATCGGTGGACTGCATCGTTACGTCGCCTCCCTATTGGCAGATGCGGGACTACGGCATCGGCGGAATCGAGTGGCCGGACGGTTGGTTCGGACAGTTGGGTTTGGAACCTACACGCGATAGTTACATAGCGCATTTGTGCCATATCTTCGACGAGTGCCGTCGAGTATTGAAATCCTCCGGTTCATTGTGGGTAAATTTGGGAGACACATACAGCAATCCGCCTAAATACAACCGACCGCAAAAGATCGAATGGCACGAACATTCAAAAAACAATTCATGCCTAAATAATCAACAGGTCGATACGGCACGCCTTCGTATCCTCCGTAAATCATTGTGCAATATTCCGAATAAGTTTGCCGATGAAATGATCTTCCGCGAGTGGATTCTGCGCAATGAAATCATTTGGCATAAACCGGCCTGCATACCGTCAAGCGTCCACGACCGCTTTACGGTAGATTTTGAAAAGATATTTTTCTTTACCAAAAACTGCCGTTATTACTTTCAACAGCAATTCGAACCTTATGCCCCTGCAACGTTCATCCGTTATCAGAGGCCCCATAATCTGAGTGGAAAAGGAATAGAATACCGGAGAATCAGCGGACGGCCCAAAGGGAAAATCGACATAAATCCTCACGGACGGAATATGCGGTGTGTATGGCGCATCCCGTATGAACCGAGTAAAGAGGCGCATTATGCCATGTATCCAATGCGATTGGTCGAAATTCCAATTAAAGCCGGATGTCCCGAAAGCGGAATCGTCCTCGACCCTTTCATGGGTAGCGGCACGACGGCCGTCGTAGCACGACGATTAGGAAGAAAATACATCGGATTCGAGCTGAATCCCGACTACATCGACATTTGCCGGAAACGGCTGAAACAAGGCAATTTATTTTCATAAAACCACATCAAATGGAAAATCACGAAATTTTGCGATACATCGTCGATCTGACCGGTATAGAAAGCCGTGCATTTCATCGGGCACTCCTGCTCGAAGCAGTCGTTTGGTGTGCGATGATCGGCGCCGTGATAATCGACTTTACGACCGGCATCCGTAAAGCAAAAGTATTGAAAATACCCAGAGACAGTCATGGTTTCAGACGTTCGTTCTCGAAATTCGGCGACTACGGGAAAGTAACGGGAATGCTCATGTTATTCGACCTGCTGGCTATTCTGTTCGGCATCTATTCGCTTCCGTATGCCTCCGGCGTGGCGGCCGTGGGTGTCGTCTATACCGAGTATCGTTCCGTCCGCGAAAATCTCAAAGCGATAAAATCCTCGGCGGTGGAGATGACAACTATCGTAGAGTTGTTGGCCAAAGCCAAAGACCCTAAAAAGATAACCGAACTATTGCTCCAATACAATGAGGTGAAAAATAACGCCAGCCGGCAACAACCTAAAAATAACGATACGAAATGAAAATCTTGATCGACAACGGGCATGGCCGCGCCACGGCCGGAAAACGCTCTCCCGTATGGCCCGACGGGAAACAACTCTTCGAATACGAATTTAACAGGGACATCGCCCGACGAGTGCATGAGGCGCTGACCGCACGCGGGGCCGACAGCGTGCCGGTCGTTCCCGAAATCGACGATATTCCGCTGGCGGAACGCACCCGCCGTGTGAACGAGATCGCCGCACAGGTCGGCCCGGAAAATTGTCTGCTCGTCTCGATTCATGCCAACGCCGGAGGCGGCACGGGATGGGAAGCGTGGACATCCGTCGGAGAAACGGAAGCGGATAACTATGCGACGATCTTTTACGAAGAAGCCGCCCGTGCATTTCCCGAACAGAGGATGCGTATGGACACGACGGACGGCGACCCGGACAAAGAGGCGCATTTTTATCTGCTCCGACATACGACCTGCCCGGCCATTATCACCGAGAATTTCTTTATGGACACGGAGGCCGATTGCCGGCTAATTCTCTCGGAGGAGGGCCGCAAACATGTAGCCGATATGCACGTTTCGGCGCTGCTTCGCTGTATCGAATATCACCGAAACAAATAACCTGTCACTATGAAAATCTATTACGATTCCAAACTCGCAAAGAGCCTGTTGTTCGGCTCGTTCAAAACCTGCATGTTCTTCGGCGTCGTGCTGACCGAGTACACCGCATTGTCTGAAAAAGTGAAACGGCATGAGGGGATTCATGTGCGGCAATATTGGGAATGTCTCGCCGCCAGCGTCGTATTGTGGTTTCTTCTCCATGTAGGATCCGCGTTGCTGGGCGGCCATGTATCCGCATGGTGGCTGTTGTTCGTGCCGACGACCTTCTACCTGTTGTATGGGGTCGAATGGCTGATTTCTTACGTCTATCACATTCTCCGAGGCGATGCACGCGACCGATGGAACGACGCAGCCTACCACGCTTCCGCCTTTGAGATGGAGGCATACGCGCACGAAGCCGAGGCCGATTACCTGTCCTCGCGCCGTTGGTTCGCGTTCGTCAAATATTACGGAAAACTCTGATACATCATGAAACGCGCCTTACTCATAGCCTCGCTCTGCATGGTAAGTTGTTCACCCAGCAGGGTATTGGTGCAAAGCCGCCAGACCGATAGCGTGCGGATAGACGAGAAAATCCGGATTCGAACGCAAATAAAATATGTTCCGGTCATCGTACATATTCCCGATCAGCAAACGAGCGTAATAGCCGAGCCATCCGATACATCGCACCTCGAAACGAAATATGCCGCCTCCGATGCCTTCATACGTCCCGACGGAAAATTATATCACGACTTACGGAATAAGCCGCAAGAGAAGTCCGAAATCGTCCCCGTCGAGATTACGGACACAACGGCGACGAGTACGATCGTCCGGCAGGAACAAGAGCGGATCGAAGTACCCGTACCGATGCCCCTCACATGGTGGCAGCGGTTCTGGAACATGTCGGGAAAAATCGCATGGGGACTGCTGGCCGGAGTGATTATCGGAATCATCGTGCGACGAAGATTATAGTTATGGAGAGTTGCCGTGCCCATACGATTATTGCAGGAACGAGCTTCGCCCTGCTGATTACCGCGTTGAGGGACGACGTGGAATTACCAGAGGAATTGCCCGAAACGATTCCCTCTGCGTGGCTCGACAACCTCGACCGTTACCGCATCGTACTGTTGTTATCGACATCCAAACACGGCCCGAAAGCGATTGCCGGAACCGCTGCGGAATACGAACTGAAAATCGAGCGACGCGACAGCGCTCGCTACTTCGTAAATATTCCGGCCTCGGCGACCGAGGAAATGGAGGAAGGCGAAATTGTCCTTACCGTCGAATTACATGATACGCAGACCGATACGGTAATGAAAGCCGAACGGCGCACGGTTCCGCTTGTCAAAGCAAGGCTATGAAACTACTCTGCATATTGCAACAAGGCGATTTGTCCGTAACCGACGGCTCGGCTCTTTCTCACCGACTTTATTTCGACTTCGCAAACCGCATAGGCATCGACGGGAAAGACGGTGAAGATGGAACAGACGGATTGACGCCGGAAATCGGCAAGGATGGAAATTGGTGGATCGGAGGCCGAAATACCGGAGTACCGGCCGTCGCATTCCGCAGTTACGCATCGCTGGCTACCTTCCCGAAACAGGGGAATAACGACATGCTCTATCTGGATGAATCAACGAACCGGTTTTATCGCTGGGACGCGCCGGCACAAAACTATCGCACGGTCGGCCCCGACTACAACGACATCAAAATAATCGACGGCGGAAACGCACAATTCTAAACTACATGGCCACGATAACGGTAAAAAGCAAAATCATCGTCCGCAACGATACCGAAGCGAATTGGGTATCGGCGAATCCCGTGCTGCTGAAAGGCGAAGCCGGATATAGTACAGACAAACTCTACCTCAAATTCGGCGATGGCTCGACGAAATGGAACGACCTCCCCAAATTCGGCGGACAATCCGTTATCATTCAGAGCACGGCGCCTTCGGATGGAAGCCAACATACCTACGAGGAGGGGACATTTTGGATCGACCTTTCTGCGTCCTCTCCCGAAATCTACATATTGATCCAACGGGAGAGCGACAACCGCGAGTGGCTCCAACTCATCACGGCCGAGGCTCTCGCAGCAAAAGGGGCGATGCTGGCAAAGGATTTTGCAAAGGAAAGCGAAGCCGGTGCCAAGACCGGATATGTCGATAAGGCACTCTCAGCCGACAAGCTCAAAACGGCCCGAGCTGTTACATTGGCAGGAGCCATCACGGGAAACACGACCTTCGACGGTAGTAAGGACATATCTATCGAAACATCGTTGAAACCACTCGAAGAACAGGACATCCCTGAGCTGTCTTTATCTAAAATTAAAGACGCAGGAACGGCGGCCGCGTGCAACACGGGCACCGAAGCAGGACAAATACCCGTAATCGGGGAGGGCGGAAAGCTCAACGAGGCACTGATCCCTCAGCAAACACTTACGACCGACAATGTGAACGAGGGCAAAAAAAATCTTTACTATACGAATGAGCGAGTAACCAATTACTTGCAAGACACCGCAAACACCTTTGTAATGGATGGAGGAAACGCATGATGAATGAACTGATAACCATACACACCCGATTTCAACACAGGCGGGCGACAGCGGCTCGCTGGGCAGAAGTCAATCCCATATTACGGGAAGGAGAACTCGGCATAGAACTCGATACACGGCGTATGAAATTCGGCGACGGCGTAACGAGGTGGAACAGTCTGGAATATTGCTCGAAAGAGATTCTTCCGGCATCGGCCACAGAGCTGGGCGGGATAAAAGCCGAGGGGAAAACCGACGGATACAGCGTCGAAGTACGCATAGACCCCAACACACACAAATTATACGTGCCAGACTATCCCCAAATTCCAAAACTCGGAGCCGTAGCAACCAGCAACGACTACAATGACCTCAATAACAAACCCGATATTCCGGCCCCATATTCGCTGCCCGCAGCATCGGAAACCGTACTCGGAGGCATAAAGGCCGCAAGCAAAACCGTGGAATATACCGTTGAGGTAAAGAAAGACCCTGCTACGCACAAGCTCTATGTCCCGGCATCAACGGTATCGGGAGAATCGCCCGATAACGGAATATTGCCCGGACTAATCGTGAAAATAAGTTACAAACGACAGGATAAAAGCACACATTTTACGAACGAGACAGCGGCAATAATGAACGGCGACATTTATTTCCGTCCGCTATGCAGTCTCGAACATTTCAATCGAATCTTACCCAACTTATATATCGGGCTGGCAAGGTGTAATTCCCGTTCACATAAAATAATCATGCAAAAGCCCACAAAAAAACAAATAGGTTGGCATATCGTGGGAAACCCGTCCTATAAACTTTCTTCACAAGAACGGTATCCGCAGAAAACCGTATTTACCGAAAAATTCAATGACCACCCACGTTGGACATGGAACGACACAGTACCAGTGGCTGTCGCCGACTTAATTTCGGAATATCACGGAGAATGGATCAAGTTTCCGTATGATCTGGAAACGATTGCCAGACGTTTTATTTATATGTATCAAATACAATATCAGACACCAAAAATATATACGGTTCTTCCGATCGACACGCTACAAGGGACACAAGTTAAAGACGGTTTCCTTAAAATAAGTACCATTCGTCGCAGAGTATCATTGGATATGTCTCGAACTACGGCAAGCGATTTTTACGCCTCGGTAAACCTCGGATTGTGTTTTTGTCGGTCCGAGACCGAGCCGCCGCATTTACAACGAACATTATTAGGACCAATTCTGCCTCAACGAGTGATAATCGTCCGTAAATACGGTCTCAACAAAGTTTACTATTTGATGAAAAGCCCTGAAAGAAGAAGTCGCATCACAAAATAGGTCTCCAAGAGGGAGCGCAAATGTATCGGTTAAGACTGGATGCTGAGCCATCTGTCATTGGTAAAAACTGGAACCCCGAAAGGCGGTACTGTCATTGGTTAGAACTGTTTGCTACACCCTCTTGGTTTTTATTTATTTTTGAGATCACTCCGATTCTACTCATCTAAAAAAATTCTTGCCCGCAATATTTGGTATTTTGGCATTTTTGCCTTACTTTTGTTCCCGCTTCCCGATTATGGGGTATAAGCAGGCCCGGAGAGGTGGGTGAGTGGCTTATACCACCGGTTTGCTAAACCGGCGTGCGAGGTAACTCGCACCACGAGTTCGAATCTCGTCCTCTCCGCAAAATGAAAACCACCGATTTTTTCGGTGGTTTTTTCATATCCAAAAGGTTTTCTAATAGTTTTCCAAAAATAATTTCATCCCGATATTTTCTACATAGATACATAATTTTCCCTATCATATTATTTGCAATAATATAAATTTATAACTTACTTTTGCAGTGTAAGATACAAGCACGAGAACAGACACAAAAAATCGCAAGAATTATTTGTATAAAATTTTTCAGTTCTCCGGTTTGCTAAACTGACGTACGGGATTACTGTACCGGGGGTTCGAATCCCCCACTCTCCGCAAATTAAGATTTTACAAATAAAAAAGGTTACGACAGATGCGTAACCTTTTTATTTTTCCAGAGCGTCTGCAAGCGAGTTCCCGCACTCCGGAAAAGTGAAAAAGTATCCGTGTAAAGAGCGGATTCCGTTTATTCATCGACTTTGCAGGGACTCTTCCATTATGGGAAGGACGAGCGGCACGTGGTAACACGAAGTCAATCCCCTTCTCTCCGCAGAACAAAAGATACCCGGATGGACCGGGAAAACGATAAAACAGGATTGAGTTTACTCCGACCCTATTTTTTTATTCGAACAACGACGTAAAGTTATCTTCTCAATCGGTGCAAAAAGCCCACGCACGCCAACGGAAAAAAATCAAATCCGATCGTTGTCATTCATCTCCCGGCCATAGCGGATTGCCTGCGCCCGGATCCTCTATTCGAAGATACTTTCGCTACCTTCCGATAAAATCGGGAAATAGGGTTTCCAATACAAACGCAGGCTATTCAACCGAAAAACAGAGGGATAACCTCAACAAACCAGATCGGATAATTACACAGACCGTTCCAAAACCAGGCTTGTCAGGCGAAATAGCGGAGGCAGAAGCCAATAGAACAAAAAACCCATTGGATTGCATATTAAGACACAACAAATGCGTTTTTCAGTCGTAAAAGCTTGAAATATAGACTTTTTTCCGGGGGGGGGGGGAAATTGCGCTTTTTTGTTTGGTTATTACGCGAATAAACTCTACTTTTGTAATCGGAAATGACCTGCCAGGCAAGACAGGCTTCTGTTTCCAGAGGTTCGGTGTCGTTTCTGGGTCAGAAACAGAGATCCCGGGTGCCGAAAACAGAATCGCACACGATTCGTTCTGCGGCCAACCTTTAGTTGCTGCGCGGTGGAAATCACACAAAAACCGCGGGGGATTGTGGAGTATGCCCTTTTCACAAATACGGTACATACTTTTAGCACACCGCTCCTCCGAGAAAACAGACACAGGGCAGCGAATCGATACGCCACTGAATCCTCTTCCGACCTCGAAAGATCTGCAAAAGAGTTTTACGGTCGGATTCGGCAAAACCGGCGCACCTGCCTACGGCCGCAGGAGAAAAGGAATCGGACCTGCAAACAAGATCGACAGACGAAGGGCGCCCCCGGAGCGATGCAATTACGATTTCGGGACATTCGGCGGGACCTAACACCGCCTCCAAATTATGTCAGACAAAAACGGCGAAGAGTGCTGGTATGCACTGAAAGTATTTTATAACCGGGTATTCGAACTCGAAAAACAGCTCTCGCAGGAAGGAGTGCGGAGTTATATTCCCCTGCTCCACGAAGACACCGTCGCCGGGGACAAAAAGATACGGAAACGCAAACCGGCCGTTTCGTCCCTGATGTTCATCCGCCAAAGCGAACACTATCTGCTCGAATTGCAGGACCGGATGAAAGCGAGTTGTCCGTTCATGGCCTACTTCGACCGGGAAACGAAAAAACCGGCAGTCATTCCGGACCGGGAAATGGAGCTGTTCATGCAGATCACTTCCGCCGACACTTCCGACCTGGAATATTTCAGCGACGAAGCGATCGACTACCGTTCCGGCGACAAGGTCCGGGTCACGGGCGGCCCGTTCAAGGGAGCCGAGGGGTACATCAAGCGGATCCGGGGCAACCGCCGCCTGGTCGTCGCTCTGGAAGGCATCATCGCCGTAGCGACGACCTACATCCCGGGACGTTTCCTGGAAAAAATGCCCGAAAACTGACCTTCGCGCCTCGAACAATGAAAGTTGCACGGTAATTGTCGGAAAACGGGACAGCGGTCCTGCGGGTCTTAAACCCGACGCCCTGTTCCGTTCCGAATACGGCCCGCTTCGAAAATCGACAGATTACAACATACACGACAAGAGCTGACGAACAATCAGTCCTTTGCAAAATATTTATTCTAACGAACCATGTACCGTCTGATAGAAAAATTGCACTTGGAACGCTATCTGAACTCCAGATTGATCCTTGCCATCGACCTGGTCGTATCGGGGGTAGCTTCGCTATGCGCACTGGTGTTGGTGAGATTGCTGCTTCCTCCCCTCTCCAACATTTCGAAATTCGCCCTGTTATGGATTGGCTGCGCGGTCGTATATTCGTTCATCACCTTTTTCCTGCTCAAGACCTATCGGTCGGTCATCCGCCACTCCACGTTGCGGGAAATCGCAAAATTCGTCGTGGCGGTCATCGGCAAGGAACTCCTGTTGGGACTGACCATTCTGCTCTACCCGCCTACACCGCTGTTCGGTATGCATATGCTGGCTCTGCTGCTGTTCGATCTGCTGCTGACCCTTTGCGGCCTGATCCTGATCCGGGTAGCGATGATTATCGTGTACGACCTGGTCAAAAACAACCTGAAATCCCGCAAACAGCACCAGTTGGTGTTGGTTTACGGATTAAGCGAAAAATCGGTATCGCTGGTCACCCGCTTGCAAAGTTCTCCGCATTACAAGGTCGTAGGGTTCCTGACTTTCGGCCGGAGAATGAAAAACCACACCATCGCGGAGTGTCCGGTCTATTATTTCGAAAATGAATACAGCATTCGATACCTCCGGCAACGGTACGACATCGATGCCGTGCTGTTCCCGACCAACGAAGAGGCACAGACCGAGCAGGAGCGCCTGATCCGCTACTGCGTCGAAAGCAATCTGAAAATCCTGATCGCACCGCCGATCGACGAGGTCATCGACGGCAAGATCATGCGGCAGTCGATCCGCGAAATCAAGATCGAAGATCTGCTGGGGCGCCCCGAAATCAAGATTTCACTGGACGAAATCCGAGCCAATTTCCGAGAGAAAACCGTTATGGTCACGGGCGCTGCCGGTTCGATCGGCTCGGAGCTGTGCCGCCAACTGGCATCGTTCGGGATCAAAAAACTGATCCTGTTCGACAATGCCGAAACTCCGATGCACAACCTGCGGCTCGAACTCGAAGAGCGCTTCCCGAAGCTGGAATTCGTCCCCGTGATCGGTGACATCCGGCTGCCCAACCGGTTGGATTTCGCTTTCCGCACGTTCCATCCCCAAGTCGTATTTCACGCCGCCGCTTACAAACACGTCCCCCTGATGGAGGAAAATCCCTGCGAAGCGGTGCTGGTCAATGTCATCGGCACACGCAACGTCGCTCTGAAATGCCTGGAGTACAACGTCGAAAAGATGGTGATGATCTCGACCGACAAGGCCGTGAATCCCACCAATATCATGGGCTGTACCAAACGCCTGGCCGAAATTTACGTACAGTCGCTCGGGCTGGCCATCGAGCAGGGAACGATCGAGGGGGCCACGAAGTTCGTAACCACCCGTTTCGGAAACGTCCTCGGCTCGAACGGCTCGGTAATCCCGCGTTTCCGCGAACAGATCGCCAAAGGCGGACCGGTGACGGTCACCCATCCGGACATCACCCGCTTCTTCATGACCATTCCCGAGGCCTGCCAGCTGGTCATGGAAGCCGCAACGATCTCCACAGGCAATCAAATCTGCGTTTTCGATATGGGTAAATCGGTGAAAATCGCCGACCTGGCCAAACGCATGATCGAACTGGCCGGATACGAACCCGGCGAAGAGATCAAGATCGAATACACGGGACTGCGTCCGGGTGAAAAACTGTACGAGGAGGTACTCTCGAACACCGAAAATACGATCCCCACGACACACGACCGGATACGTATCGCCAAAGTGCGCGAATACGACTACGCCGAAGCCTGCGCTGCGACCGGGCAGCTCGAGCAATTCGCAAGAATGGTAAACGTCCCGGATACGGTCTGCCTGATGAAAAAGATCGTCCCGGAATTCAAATCGAAAAACTCCGAATTCGAACGCTTCGACAAAGTGCAGCCCGCATAAAACATAAATCATCACTATCCTCAATAACCATGAAAGGAATCGTACTGGCCGGAGGCTCCGGCACCCGTTTATACCCGATCACCAAGGGTGTTAGCAAACAACTGCTCCCGATCTACGACAAACCGATGGTTTACTACCCCATCTCCGTCCTGATGCTGGCCGGAATACGCGATATTCTCATCATCTCCACGCCGGCCGACCTTCCGGCTTTCCGGCGTCTGCTGGGCGACGGATCGGATTACGGTGTACGGTTCGAATATGCCGAACAGCCTTCGCCCGACGGACTGGCCCAGGCGTTCCTGATCGGCGAGAAGTTCATCGGCAGCGATTCCGCCTGTCTGGTTCTGGGCGACAACATCTTCCACGGCTCGGGTTTCTCGACGATGCTCCGGGAAGCGGTCCGCACGGCCGAAGAGGAGAACAAGGCCACCGTATTCGGCTACTGGGTCGATGATCCGGAGCGTTACGGCGTGGCGGAATTCGACGGAAACGGCAACTGCCTTTCGATCGAGGAAAAGCCGGCCAATCCCAAATCCAACTATGCCGTAGTGGGACTCTACTTCTATCCCAACAAAGTGGTCGATGTGGCTAAAAAGATCAAACCTTCGGCCCGGGGCGAACTGGAAATCACGACTGTAAACCAAGTCTTTCTGCAAGACAGCCAACTGAAAGTCCAGACCCTCGGACGCGGCTTCGCGTGGCTCGACACGGGCACGCACGACTCGCTGGCCCAGGCCTCGATTTTCGTCGAGGTGATCGAAAAGCGCCAGGGGCTGAAGATCGCCTGTCTGGAAGGCATCGCCTACCGCATGGGCTGGATCTCGGAGGAGAAGATGCGGGCGCTGGCACAGCCGATGATTAAAAACCAATACGGACAATACCTGCTCAAAGTAATCGACGAATTAAAACGCGAACAAAAATAATGAAAGTCATTGCCACCGCGATCAAGGACGTGGTTATTATCGAGCCGCAGGTCTTCGGCGACGACCGCGGCTATTTCTTCGAAAGCTACTCCCAGCAACAGTTCGACCAGGCCGTCCGGCCCGTACGCTTCGTGCAGGACAACGAATCCAAATCCCGCCGGGGCGTGCTGCGCGGGCTCCATTTCCAAAAGGGGGCCGCAGCCCAATCCAAACTGGTGCGGGTCGTTCAGGGTCGGGTTCTGGACGTCGCCGTCGATATACGGCGCGGATCGCCCACGTTCGGCAAACACGTCGCCGTCGAACTGACCGCCGAGAATCACCGCCAGCTCTTCGTACCGCGCGGATTCGCACACGGTTTTTCCGTATTGAGCGACGAGGCCGTCTTCCAATACAAATGCGATAACTTCTACGCGCCCCAGTCCGAAGGAGCGATTGCCTGGAACGACCCCGACCTGGGGATCGACTGGCAACTCCCCGCAGAAGAGGCGATCCTCTCGCCCAAAGACCGGGCACATCCCCGCCTCAAAGATGCCGACGAACTTTTCGACTATGGAATCGACTACTATGCATAACATACTCGTAACCGGTGCCGACGGACAGTTGGGCCGCGAAATGCGCACGCTCGGCGCAGCTTCGCGGCACCGCTATTTCTTTACCGACGTCGCCGACCTGGACATCACCGATGCGAACACCGTACGACGGTTCGTCGAAAACGAGCGGATCGACGCGATCGTCAATTGTGCCGCCTACACCAATGTAGATAAAGCGGAAGAGGAGGCCGAAACGGCCGACCGAATCAACCACGAAGCCGTGCGGAACCTGGCCGAAGCCGCCAAAGCGTGCGACGCCACGCTGTTTCACATCTCGACCGACTACGTGTTCGGCGGCGTGGGAAACACTCCGTTCCGGGAGGAGGATCCCACCGCCCCGCTGGGCATGTACGGCAAAACCAAACTCGCAGGGGAAGAGGCGATCGTGGCTTCGGGATGCAAACACCTGGTTTTCCGCACCGCCTGGCTCTATTCGCCCTACGGCAGAAATTTCCTGAAAACCATGTTGCAGCTTACGGCCGACAAACCGGAATTACAGGTCGTTTTCGATCAGGTGGGAACTCCGACCTGCGCCGCCGACCTGGCCCGCGTGATCTTCGACCGCATCGAATCCGGCGACTATGCCGGACGGGAGGGCTTCTACCACTTCTCGAACGAAGGAGTCTGCTCCTGGTACGATTTCGCCCATGAAATCGCCGCGCTGGCAGGCCATACCTCCTGTAAGATCCGTCCCTGCCACTCTGCGGAATTTCCGTCCAAGGTGCAACGACCGAATTTTTCGGTACTCGACAAGACCAAAATCAAAACGACATTCGGAATCGACATCCCCCACTGGCGGGATTCGCTCGTACGCTGTATGGCAACCCTCCGGTAAGCCGAAGCGAACCGCCGGGATCATCCCGAACAACGAGAAATAAAAACAGAAAAAGCAAATACATGAAACGCAACATCCTCATTACCGGCGGCGCCGGATTCATCGGCTCGCATGTGGTGCGGCTCTTCGTAAACAAATATCCCGACTATCGGATCGTCAATCTCGATAAACTGACCTATGCCGGCAATCTGGCCAACCTGCGAGACATCGAAAATGCTCCGAACTACACCTTCGTCAAGGCCGACATCTGCGACTACGACACCATCCGCGAAGTGTTCTGCAAGTACGATATCGACGGAGTGATCCACCTGGCCGCCGAAAGCCACGTCGATCGTTCGATCAAGGATCCGTTCATCTTCGCCCGCACCAATGTCATGGGCACGCTTTCCCTGTTGCAGGCAGCCAAGGAACAATGGAACGGCAACTGGGAGGGGAAACGCTTCTATCATATTTCGACCGACGAAGTATATGGTGCGCTGCAATTCGACGGCACGCTCTTCACAGAGGAAACCCGCTACGATCCCCACTCCCCCTATTCGGCGGCCAAAGCCTCGTCCGACCATTTCGTGCGGGCCTACCACGACACCTACGGTCTGCCGACGATCGTAACCAACTGCTCGAACAACTACGGGCCCTATCAATTTCCCGAAAAGCTGATCCCGCTGTTCATCAACAACATCCGCCACGGCCGGCCGCTGCCTGTCTATGGCAAGGGCGAGAATGTCCGCGACTGGCTCTACGTCGAAGACCACGCCCGCGCCATCGACCTGATCTTCCACAAAGGCCGCATCGCCGAAACCTACAATATCGGCGGATTCAACGAATGGAAGAACATCGACCTGATTAAAGTCATCGTCCGCACCGTCGATCGGCTGCTGGGCAACCCCGAAGGCGAGAGCGAGAAGCTCATCACCTACGTCACCGACCGTGCGGGGCACGACCTGCGGTATGCCATCGATTCGCGCAAACTGAAAAACGAGCTGGGCTGGGAACCCTCGCTGCAATTCGAAGAGGGCATCGAAAAAACCGTGCGCTGGTACCTCGAAAACCAGGAGTGGATGGACCATATCACCTCGGGCGAATACGAGAAATACTACGAATCCATGTATAAAAACCGGTAGTAAGCCCGGCAGTGCATGATTCTGACACACAAGACAACCCCCTTTTGCAAACATCAATAAATCTAAAAAACAAAATCAATGAATATAGCAATCGTCGGCACAGGCTACGTGGGTCTCGTATCGGGAGCCTGCTTTGCCGAAATGGGAATCGATGTTACCTGCGTGGACATCAACCCGGAAAAAATCAAGTGCTTGTTAAACGGTGAAATCCCTATCTATGAACCGGGACTGGACGACCTGGTAAAACGGAACGTCGAAGCGGGCCGGCTCCATTTCACCACGGACCTGACCACCTGCCTCGACAACGTCGAAGTCGTTTTCTCGGCCGTAGGCACGCCGCCGGACGAAGACGGTTCGGCCGACCTGCAATACGTACTCGAAGTAGCTCGGACATTCGGCCGGAACATCAAAAAATACACGATTCTGGTCACCAAGTCCACCGTACCGGTAGGTACGGCCAAAAAAGTCAAGGCCGTCATCGAGGAAGAGCTGACCAAACGCGACGAGCAAATCGACTTCGAAGTGGCTTCGAACCCCGAATTTCTCAAGGAAGGCGCAGCGATCAAGGACTTCATGTCGCCCGATCGTGTGGTCGTCGGCGTAGAGAGCGACCGGGCAAAAAAGGTCATGGAACGGCTTTACCGTCCGTTCCAAATGAACAACTACCGGCTCTACTTCATGGACATTCCCTCGGCCGAGATGACCAAATACGCGGCCAATGCCATGCTGGCTACACGCATCTCCTTCATGAACGACATCGCCAACCTGTGCGATCTGGTAGGAGCGAATGTCGATATGGTACGGAAAGGTATCGGCGCAGACACCCGCATCGGTTCGAAATTCCTCTATCCGGGCTGCGGATACGGCGGCTCCTGCTTCCCGAAAGATGTCAAGGCCCTGGCCCGTACCGCCCGCGAATACGGCTATACGATGGGAGTGATCGAAGCGGTCGAAGCGGTCAACGAACGACAGAAAGAGATCGTAGTCAAGAAACTGCAAGATAAGCTCGGAACACTCCGGGGCAAGACGATCGCCTTGTGGGGCCTGGCCTTCAAGCCCGAAACGGATGATATGCGCGAAGCACCGGCTCTGGTCGTTATCGAAAAGCTGCTCGAAGCGGGAGCCTCCGTGAAGGTATATGACCCGGTAGCGATGGACGAATGCCGCCGCCGAATCGGGGACCGGGTCGTCTATTGCAAAGATATGTACGATGTGGTGATCGACGCCGACGCTCTGGCGGTATTGACCGAATGGAAGGAGTTCCGAATTCCCTCCTGGTCGGTCATCAAACGGGTTATGAAACAACCGGTATTGGTGGACGGGCGCAACATTTACAGCAAGGACGAAGTGATTGCCGAAGGATTCGAATACGCGGCGATCGGCAAATAGCTTTCGAACGACGAGAAGTCACAATCCGTTTTTTCGAAATTTCGGCCTCCTGTACCGTAAAATATAGAAGGTCGATTTTTGAACATACAGCCTAAAACTGAAAATCGTAAGGCCGGTAAAAAGTTCGAAAACCATGAAAATATTAGTGACCGGTTCTGCCGGATTCATCGGCTACCACCTATCCAAACGATTGCTCGAAGCGGGCAATCAGGTCGTCGGCATAGATTCTATCAATGACTATTACGATGTCCGGCTCAAATACGCCCGGCTCGAAACGGCAGGCATTCACCGGAATCTCGTTGCGAAAGGACAACCGGTGCAGAGCGATCGTTATCCCGCTTACAGGTTCATCCAAATGCACCTCGAAGACCGACAGGCCCTGCAAAACCTGTTCGGAACTGAAAAATTCGATGCCGTCGTCAATCTGGCGGCACAGGCCGGCGTACGCTATTCGATCGAAAACCCCTATGCCTACATTGACAGCAACATCGTGGGATTCCTCAACCTGCTCGAGTGCGTGCGACACAATCCGGTCCGGCATTTCGTTTACGCCTCCTCAAGTTCGGTTTACGGCGGCAATACGAAAACACCCTTTTCGGAGGAAGACCGGGTAGATAACCCCGTATCCCTCTATGCTGCCACGAAAAAATCGAACGAACTGATGGCGCACGTCTATTCCGGATTGTACGGAATTCCGACCACCGGTTTACGGTTTTTCACGGTATATGGCCCCTGGGGACGTCCCGATATGGCCCCCATGCTATTCGCCGGAGCCATCCGGGAGGGGCGACCGATCAAAGTATTCAATCACGGCAATCTTTCACGCGACTTCACCTATATCGACGACATCATCGAAGGGATGGTCCGCGTCATCGGCAAAGCCCCGGCCCCGACACAAGACCGTCCTATTCCGGCCGAAGTCTATAACATCGGATGCGGACATCCCGTTCAACTGATGAATTTCATCCATACGCTCGAACAGGCCCTCGGCAAGAACGCCCAACTGCAAATGATGCCCATGCAACAGGGAGATGTATACACGACCTACGCCGACACGACAAAACTCGAACGCGATTTCGGCTATCGGCCGCAGGTTTCTCTGGCGGAAGGGATCGCTATTTTCGCCCAATGGTACGAAAAACAACAAACAACAGGCAACAATGATTAACTCCCGAAAAGACCTCGAAAATTATATTCGAGCCGACCGGCAGCGCAATATCGGATCGATCGGCTTTCTGAAATACAGGCTCGGACTATTCATGAAATCGGAGTCCTGTATTGCCTTCCATTATCTGACCGCATTGAGACATTGCGAATATTACCACAATACACGAGCGAATCTTTGGCACCGGCTACTGGCCTGCTATTGGAAAATCCGACTTTCCCGTCGCGGAGGTAAATACCAAATCGCAATCGGCCTGAATATGGTCGGCCCCGGCCTGCGCATCCCGCATTCAAGGGGGGGGGAGTAATAGTAAATTGTCTGTCAATGGGATGTAATTGCCAGATAAACAGCGGTGTCGTCATCGGATTAAATAAGACGCCGGACAACCGCCCTATCATCGGCAACAACGTATTATTAAGTCCCGGTGTCAAGATAACCGGAAAATGTAAAATAGGCGACAATGTAGCTATACAGCCCAACTCCGTCGTATTCCGGGATATTCCCGATAATTGCATCTGCAGCGGTATTCCCGCTCAGATCATCAAAAGACGCCGCGATAGTTCCCAATCGGTTCCATGAAATTCACGAAACAGACAAAACAAGTCGTCATACTCTATGCCTCGACCCTGTCGGGCGTTCTACTGGGCGTCGTCGCCTCGATAATCAACACCCGTTTTTTATCTCCGGCAGATTATGGCGACGTGAGATACGTACAAAACATCATCAACTTCATCGCTTCGCTGCTGCTATTCGGGTATTTCCTGTCCGGCAGCCGATTGCTGGCATTGAGTAATAATGAATTGCGGTCCCGTACAATCCGGGGAACAATGCTACTCATACTCATCATGGCTTGTATCGTATTGAGCCTTTCCATGTTAGTATGTTATTTTGCCCATAGTCCCGCTAATCCCGCCATAGCACAACTATTTTTAATTTCGATTCCCGTATGTTACTACCCTCTACTTCTCAACTATATCAATACCGTTTCACAAGGAGACAACCACATAGGACGTTTATCCATAGCACGCTTGTTGCCGACACTCCTGTATATTCTTACAGCCGTCTTTGTTTATCAGCAATGGGGAGCTGATCCGGAATCGGTGATATCTATTCAATGGGGAATCTATTCTGCAGTACTTTTAATTATCATCCTCTCCGCTCATCCTAAGATATCCAACGTAAAACACATATTTACAGAACTCAATGACGAAAATCATAAATACGGACTACAATTATACATAGGATCATTATTTATGGTAGCATCCAATTACCTGGCAGGAATCACATTAGGAGTATTCAACGAAGACAATACTGAAGTTGGGTTCTACACTTTAGCACTGACCGTAACTACACCACTATCAACTCTTCCTGCCATCATTGGCACCACCTATTTCAAACAATTTGCAACACAACCACGTATTCCCTCCAAAGTTCTCAAAAATTCCATTCTGCTTACTGTCGGTACTTGTATCCTGTTTATCTTACTCATCAAACCGCTAATAGCATTCCTTTATTCCGAAGAATACCATAGCGTCGGTAATTATGCAGTATGGTTAGCGGCAGGATTCAGTATCCATGGATTCGGAGATATGATCAATCGCTATCTGGGTTCTCATGGACAAGGTAAAGCCATTCGAAACAGCAGCATTGCCAATGGAGTATTCAAAATATTCGGCTATACGACATTTGTCTATCTCTTTAATACCGAAGGGGCATTATTAACTAATGTATTATGCTCCATAATATACTGTACCACATTGATCTATTACTACCAAAAATTTATCTCTGTTCAAAATGGATAAATACAACTATGTGATATTGGGATCAGATTGGGATCTGTATAAATTTTCGTATTCTGATCTCTATCAATTCAACAACGTACAGTACATTCCAGGGCCATATCCCCCTATCAACTCATTAAAAGGGTTATTATATAGGATTCATTTTAACCCCACAATCAACCGTTTGGTCAAATTACCGTTCAAAACAGCTTGGAACGATTCTTATTTCAAACATAGGTTTCCAGTTTCAAAACCGTTCTGTTTCATCGTATTTATGAATTGGATCAAACAGGACGTAGGTATTACAACATACTTAAGAGAAAAATTTCCCAATGCAAAACTCGTATGCATTTTACAAGATCTGGCAAGCACTCATCCATTCTATTGCAACAATTTAAAGAAGCAATTCGACTTGGTTCTGTCCTTCGATCCAGGAGATTGTGCAACATACGGATTCATCTATCACCCATTGGTGTACTCATCCTATCACGGAAAAATAAAAAAAATGCCCTATAGCGACGTCTATATGTTGGCCAAAGCCAAAAATAGATTAAATGATATTTTCAAAATATACACAATTCTCAAAGACAACAACTTAAAACCCAATCTGCTATTAGCCGGCGTCGATATTCAGGACCAGAAATATAAGGATGAAATAACTTATTTAAATAAGTCGATCCCTTATGAAGAAAACTTGCAATACATCTTCCACACCCATTGTATCTTGGAAGTAATGCAAAAAAATGGCATCGGCTTTACACAAAGAGCTTGCGAAGCGGTCTGCCTTGGAAAAAAACTTTTGACCAACAACCCGCATATCAAAAATGAACCGTTTTTCAATCTGGAATATATCTCTACATTCACCTCTCCAAACGATATTGACTCCGATTTCCTCAAAAAAATCAAAGACCCGATCGATATAAATTATCATTATAAAGAAAAAATGTCCCCGATCGAGTTACTTAATTTCATCGAAAATTACTTATAATCAATTTATTGACACATTTTAATCTTCCTTCAAAATGAAAATATTAGTAACCGGAGCCAACGGATATATAGGTCTTCATATAGTAAAAACATTACTTGATAAAGGAATCCAAGTCATAGCATGTGATCTTAATACCGACGAAGTAGACAAACGCGCCGAACGGAAAAACATCGACCTTTTCACCCTTCCCGATACAAACATATATACATTATTAGGAACCCCGGACGTATGTCTACATCTGGCTTGGCGCAATGGATTCGTACACAATGCCTCAACTCACCTGGGAGATCTATCAGCCCATTACCGATTCCTTACTCGAATAATCGATGACGGATTACCTCAGCTCGCTGTTATGGGAACAATGCACGAAATAGGCTACTGGGAAGGGGCAATTGACGAAAATACACCCTGCAACCCTCTTTCCATGTATGGCATCGCCAAAGATGCTCTCCGCCGTTGTATGATACAATACACCCAGCAAAAAGGCTGTATTTTACAGTGGCTACGGGGATATTATATTCTCGGCGATGATAAAAAGAACAACTCCATTTTCTGCAAGTTACTCCTCGCGGCCGAAGAAGGAAGAGAAACATTTCCATTCACTACGGGAAAAAACAAATACGACTTTATTACCGTGGACAAGTTGGCGGAAATAATCAGTGCCGTCATTATGCAACGCGAAGTTACCGGTATCATAAATTGCTGCACAGGTCAGCCCATAAGCCTGGCCGAGCGCGTAGAACAATTCATCCAAGAACATGGTTTGAAAATCAAATTGGAATACGGTGCATTTCCCGACCGTCCTTACGATTCACCCTGCATCTATGGGAATCCGAGTAAAATCAATCAGATACTCAACAATCTTAACCGATAATTTATGGAAGGAGCCTATCTGTTCTTATTAATCATCATTCTATTAGGATATTTATTCACAAAAAAGCTCCAATATGTACATCGTTTTCATTGCTTATTAGGAATCAAGCAACAATAAAATCCATCTCAAATAATGTTATATTTTCCATTTATATATTTTACAACTCTACTCCTTGCTGTTATACGAAAACGAGGGTTCGACATGAGTGCGTATATGATATTTATCTATGCAATCTCCTCCTTTTTTTCAATAATATTATACAACCAAAACTATGACTATGATTTAGTATATTTTTCAAAAATCGATATTTCTCCTCTTCCTACAATTATTTATTGTGGTCTCATCACTTTTTGTATCTATCCGTTCTATAAATACAACAGCAATCGTTTAAATATAAGCAATATTGCTCCTCTCAAAAATTCGACTTTTTTCAAAGGTCTGATATTTATATT